AAGGATTCTAGTGGAACTACAGAGTTTTTAAAATTAAAAGTAACGTGTAATATTGGAGACGATATTAGTTCGTTTTTTAATCTTATACCGGGAGAGATACTGTATGGTAACTTTAGTGGTATTGTGAATCATACGGATTCTACAGCGGTATGCATAGCTTACAGAGGGTAAGAAGAACTCATAGAATGAAACGTAGGGTTAAGATGATTATGAAACCCACGTTGATGAGCAGAATAAAAGATTGGTTCATCTCAAAGATATGGAGGTGGTAGTGAATAAAACAATAGTCAAATTAAGGAATGGAGATTTTGAAGTTGTTAGTAAGAGTTATAATATACCTAGCAAGTATATTTATACTGGCAAGTTGCAGTCCGGGGTGGAGAGTAGCAGGATACGAGTTAAATCCGTCAGAGGAAATAGTTAACACGGTTTTTATTGAAATAGTGGCACATGATTCCACAATGCATTGGTATGCTAATAATCTGTTTCATGGAGAAAATTACTGCTTATTGCACAATAGGTGGGAAACAGTAAGGGTTAAATGAGTGCTAAGCCAAAAACAGCTAGAAGCTATAGAGGTGCTATCATTGATGACAACGCTGTTATCTCCCTCAACATTAAATTTCTTATTAATGTTTTGCTTGCAGTTGGTGCATTAGTATATGGGTATTGGAAGGTTGAAACTAGAATTACTTCTCTTGAAGGGAAAATGCTTGATGCTAATGAACAAATTGGGAGCTTACTTGATAAACACATCGTGGAAGAAAGGATTGAGAGAGAGGAATTAGCAGAAAAAGTAAAGTTTTATGAGAAAGAGTTTAACATTAACCCACTTAGCTGGGGTAAAAGGGTAAAAAAGAAATAATGGACTTCATGGCTCTATACGGTGAAGCAGGGATGATAGGTGTTGTAGGTGCAATGTTTGTGTATCTAGTAGTATCGCTATCTAATAAATCAGCAAAGCAACAAGAAACTCTAGAAGATTTAAAGACAGAAAACAGGGGTCAATCAGAAACGCTAGAAAATATGGAAGGCATGATTATTAAGTTGATTGAACGCTGGAATAAATCCGATGATAAGTTAGATCGGAAGTTTGATGGAATCACCAAAGAGATTAATGACCTAGACAATCAAATAAGTCGAGTTGAAGGTAGCTTATCTCGCATTAATGGAAAGCACTAATGGATAGCTTAAAGGTTTCTGGTGTATCGTTTATGAATTACGGCATACATCTTGCCGAAATAAACTTGATACTACAATGCATTATAGGTATAATGACTATTGTGTATCTTACATACAAAATAAAAACAGTTAAAAATAGGAGTTAACTATGTTAGCGAAGTTAATAGCAGATGATCTGCTGTCAGATGAGAATGGTGCAGAGGTAATTGCTGAAATAAATAAGTCGGTTGATATACCTATCATTTCGGAAGCCACAGAGCAAAAAATCCTTGAAGCACTTTGGAAAGTGATCAAGGCTGTTTTGCTTAAGAAAATAGGTGTCTAGTGCCTAAACAGCATCTAGTTTTAAATGATTTTTCTGGAGGTCTCAATACCTATCAAGAGTATAGAGACCTTCAGATTAATGAACTCTCCGAGTGTTACAATTTTACATTTCAAAAAGGTAGAACTGTAAGAACTAGAGGTTCTTTTGAAACTCACGGTACTGCCCCTGCTCATGCGGCTACTATTTCTGGTGGATATGGACTTGCATCTTTTGAATCCGACTACTCTTCTACGGAATATGAAGCTGTAGATACAACTCAGTCTACTAATTTACAATTCTTGCAAGATGGTGGTGAGGGCGGAGAAGCTGGTTCTGGAACCTTGCTAGGAAGATTTATTGAAGCTGGTAGATTGGTGCAAAGTTCCGATACCAACTCTGGATTAAAAGACACTATTGATACAAATTTAGTTGTCGGTGGGCAAATAGCCATTAGGGGAACTGTAAAAAACAATGGCATTTATACCATTGCAGGCATTGGAGACAGTATTACGATTGATGGAACTGCTAATCTCAATGCCATTGAAATAGAGACTGATAGTGCTACATTTCGAGACGAAACAATAGCCGCTAATTCTACCACTAATGGAGCGGTCAGTATTACTTCTCATGCTCTTGGAGAAAATTCTTTAGTACTGTCAGACGTTGCAAACTCTGAATTGGATGTATACAACCTATCAAGCGATGCATTTACAGCGGGAAGAATATCTACAAAAACATCCAGTGTGGTATCTGGTGCGGCCGCAATATCGCCTGAGTATTCTTTTTATATTGTAGACAATGTAGTTAGGGTTAGTGACGGTAAAGATGTTCCGACACTACAAAAAGTAAAGTGGTATGGATACATTAACAGACACCATTTTAGAGGGGTGCAGTTTGACAGCAATGGAGATGGCTCTGTAGATAAAGATTTACGAGGTGATGCTACAGTACATAAAGGTTGGTTCTCAAAAGATAACACACTGGCACCACCATCAAGTTCAAATAATGCATCAAGGACAGACACCGCCAACACATACCCCAGTGCAAACGTTGGGTTTAGCATAGATTACGATTCTACAAATGCAAATGAGAACGCCTTCTTTGAAACAAAAACGTGGAAAATAGCAGTTAGTTTTGTGTACGATGGCAATCAAGAGTCATTACTTACAATACCTACCGTTAATAACACATTCACAACTGTGCTTGGCAATGACTTAAGATTAAGAGTAATGGCTAAAATAGGAAGCTCTGGTACTGGATATGATGCAAGGATTAGTGGGGGTAGAATGTATTGTAAAGACAATACTGATGACACTGCAAACTGGTTGTTGTTAGCCAACATTGATTTAGTAGAGGGTGTTTCTGCTTCACTAACAGGGGATAAAAGCAGTTGGGTTGCCAATAGTGCAACTGAAATCTATGCAGATATAGAATTGATTAATATGAATTTTGACACCTTTGAAAGCATCAATGGTTACTCTCCAGAGATTAGTGCCAATAGCATAGGTCGTTTAGGAGAGGGTTGGAGAACTGGGGTTATAGCTAATAGAAGGGCTTTTGTTGCCAATGTAAAAATAAAAAATGCATACGATGCAAACATTACAGCGTATGGAGACAGGATTATGTTTAGCCTGCCAAATAGATTTGACACTTTTCCATCTTTTAATTTTATTGATGTAGTCAAGGGTGATGCGGAGGCCTATCTAAAACTCCATTCTTTTGCAGATAGGCTGGTAGCATTGAAACATAATTCTGTTCAGATAATTAATATTTCTTCACCAAGTGAGTCAGGTTGGTTCTTAGAAGAAGATATTAAGAATAATGGGGTCAACCATCCTGCGGCATCTTTTCGCTCGAATAAAGGCATATTATGGGCTAATAAAAAGGGTTTATTTATATATACAGGTTCACAAATAGGAAATCTTATAGACAAAAAGATAGATCAGTCTGAGTGGTCTTCTTTTATGACAAACTTCTCAATAGTGGGCTATGATGGTAATGCAGATATGGCAATAGTAATTAGAGACTCAGAGAACTCAGCGGCCAATCAGGGAGATGCCTACATATACGATTTCAAAACAAATGCTTGGTCTTTTCATTCAGACTTGCTAACAGCTAGTGCTGGCAAGTATACGAATTTTGTTACAGACTACAATGGTGATTTAGTTGTTGGTGTTAAGAACTCAACCAATGTAGATATTAAAAAATTTAACTATACAAGGAATGCGATTATACCAGCAGATGAGGCATATTTTACCACTAAAGATTTTGATTTTGGTTTTCCGGGTCTGAAGAAAAAAATATATTCTATAACCGTGACATATAAAACTGATAGGAATCAAACGAACCCAATATCATTTGCACTAGACGGCTCTACAAGCTTCACAGAAGCCACTGGTAACTTTTCAGACACCTCTAACTGGAAAAGACTACGAGCAACATTATCCACTCCTCAGACCTGCCAGTCTATTAGGATTAGAGTTAAGAATAACACCAACTCGACTAGGGATAACGATGATGGAATACAAATTAACGATATTAGCGTAGAATATAGAGTTTTAAGAAAAAGTGTAGTCACATAGTGGATAGAGAGATAAGAAAAATAATTGCTACAAAGCAAGATAATGTTGAGTTTAAAGGGAATCCTTCTTTACATAGTATGGTTGATGGTCAAGTTGCAATCGGGAATGTTGAAGGAGAGAGATTAGCATTATATTCTAAAAAAGGTAATAGGTTATGGAAAACATACCTAACATCTGATGGAAGTAATACTATAGATAAAGATTTAGATATTAAAGGTATACTTAAAATTAATGGAACTGCATTAAATGAGTATATTGCAGATACTGCAGGAGCTATGTTTAGCTCTAATACAGAATCAGATATTACAGTGACATATCAAGATGCTGATAACACAATAGATCTGGATATAGATGATGTTTATATTAGAAATGATGGTAATGATGTTACAAGTGGAACTATAACATCAGCTGGATTTATAACATCTAATGGTACAGTCACCATCGGAAGA